TTGCATACAGTGGTGCCAGATACTTGGTTGATACGGCAATCGCTGCCCAGGTTGCCTGTGGCGCTTAGTACATTCATGCTCAAATTCCTTCATGCTGAGTGGGTTGGTTATCAGTGCCCGCTGTTGAATGCTGGTTTAGTTGCGGTTCATCGGGGTGGCCTTCATCCTCGATGGGCGCGTTTTGCTCAAGTGTTTTAATCTGCTCGGGTGTCAACTGGCCTGTTTTCTGGCATTGCGCAATGACCTGGGGCAGTGTCATTTTGCCGGATTGCATCGCGTCAATCATCGCCTGTTTAACGCTGTCGAACTTGTCTTGTGGGTACATCGTGGGTTCGGCTCTGAGGCATTCGACCGGAAACGGAATGCGCTTGCTGCGGTTGATCGCGAGCGAGAACATCATACCCTTCGCCGGAATGTCGCTCATTGCCTTAACCCAAATGCCGCCCACTTCTTTACCTGCGTACATGACACTTGGCTCATACTCAAGGCGCGCATAGCGCCCGATCCATGCGTCTGTTTCGGTGCCCCACGCGCCGCATAAGATGCGGATCATGCCCTTGCTAGGCTTCCAGGGTCGGTTGTTATCGCCGTCAAAATACACCCACACGGGCTGTTCGCGGCCTTGTTTGTAGTCAACGGCGCGCACCTTGATAATCAGCGGTGCGCCGATGATGTCTAAGGCATTGAGCTGGTCTGACTTTGCTTGCATTGCTTGGCTGATATCGGCCATGTCGTTTCTCCTGTTAGGTCAACTCTTCGTCTAACATATCCATCATTACCCAATCAGGCAGGCTGCAAATATCGCTATGCAGGCCGTAGGCGGGCCAATGGTTCGTTTTCTCTGCTTCTGCGTAGGCTAGCAGCGCCTCGCGGTATTCCTGGTGGCCTTTTTGTTTTGCCATATCGTCCAACGTGTACAGCACGTTGGCGCACGGCGGCTGCTCCTCGATTGCCAAAAACTGGTAGCTTTCCAGCTCGTCACCCGTAATGAGCTGGTAGATGTGCCGATACATCGCCTCTTGCACGTAGTAGCGGTAGGCAAACACTGAGCGCGAGAATGCGCGCTGTCGGCAATCCTGCGTTTTCTTAACGTCGATAACGCGCTGCGTGTCGGTGATCCAGTCATAACGGCAGCGTAGCAATACGCCAGTTTCGGGGTCTTCAACAAACGCCGATAGCTCTGCATGGCCGGGTTCGCTGAGGATGGCGTTCGCGTCTGGATTGTTGCGCACGGACTCTACCATAACATCAACGCTAGCACCCTCGCTGTCGGTGAGGGTAGCGTGGTCGCCATATATTTTTTTAGCCTGCTGGTACTCTGATTTACGGCGGTCGTTAATGCCCTTAATAGTCATGTATTCCGCTGCGTAGCGTTCCGGCTCTAATAGTGCCGTGTGAAACGCGGTGCCGATGTCCATAGCGCGTGTGGATTTAAAACCGCTGCGGTAAGCGTAGTGCGCCGGGCTGCGGGCGACTAGCGATAGGCCGCTGTTGCTGATGCCTGGATATGCGTGGTAGGCGGCATTAGGCATACATCTAACAAAAACGCCTTCGCGGGCCAGCTCCTCGGTTAGGTCTGCGTAGTCGATGGTGTGCATTATTTATCCCACTCCAAATCTACAATAGCGTTGTTGATTTCATTTATCTGGTCATTGATATAGTCAAGCAATCCACTAGATTCATCCTGTGTCATTGATAATTCTTGATGCGTTGCTTTGTCCGCAATACAGCGCTCAAGAATGTTAGAAATATCTTCTAGTTCTTCAAGCAGGATTAGTATGCGTTGCTTCATGCTGCTCTCCTTTGTCATGTGTTTTATCGGTTGACGCCCACAAACTATAGGGGCTACACTTTGCGATGTCAAACACAAAATTGGAGCGCAACAAATGAAGCTAATCGACCAGTTAGTTACCCGTATGCAGGGAAAAAACCTATCTGAAATTGCCCGCCGTGCGTCGGTGGCGCGTGACCATGTGACGGATATTGCTGCCGGGCGCGTGAAAAATATGAAGGTGGTGACGTATGAAAAGCTAAATGCGGCGCTGGATGAGATGGAGGCAGAATAATGCAACTACGCCCCTATCAAGACGATCTAATAAAACGCACACGTTCGGCCATGACCCGCCACCGTAACGTATTAATGCAGGCACCAACAGGTGCAGGCAAAACCGCGCTAACCGTTCACATGATGGCAACCGCTGCTAGTCGCGGCAAAACCTCAATGTTCATCGTTCACCAATCGGAGCTGCTTCAACAAACTAGCGAGGCGCTATGGCGGCAAAAGCTAGAGCACGGCATGATTGCACCCGGCAAGCGTAAGTCTAAACTGCCCGCCCAGGTGGCAAGCGTTCAAACGTTGGTGCGCCGTCTGGATAACTACGCACCGCCAGACCTGATTATTATTGACGAATGCCACCGGGCGGCAGCGTCAACGTATCTTAAGGTACTGGATGCTTACCCATCGTCGCGGGTTATCGGGTTGACGGCCACCCCGGCGCGCACAGACGGCAAGGGGCTGGATGATCTGTTTGATACGATTGTTGAGGGGCCGACCATCCGGCAGCTTATTGACGCCGGATACCTCGCTGATTATGAGCTAATAGCACCGCCCATTGCAGGGCTTGATGTTTCCAGCGTCGGAACGCGCATGGGTGATTATGACAAAAAAGAGCTAGAGGAAGCCGTAGATAAGCCAACAATCACGGGTGATGCGGTCAACGCCTACAAAACGCACACACCGGGCAAGCGTTGCGTAGTGATGTGCGTGTCGATTGACCACGCGAACCACGTTGCAGCGCAGTACCGGGCGAATGGTGTTAGCGCTGGCGTGATTGAAGGCAAGATGACGGATGCCGAGCGAAAAAAGACGCTCGATGATTTTAAGGCCGGGCGACTGTTAGTGCTGTGTAATGTTCAACTGCTGGTCGTCGGCGTAGACATTCCGGCTATCGAGGTCGTTCAATGGCTGAGGCCCACGCAGTCGCTCATTGTTTTCATGCAAGGTAATGGCAGGGGTTTGCGCCCAGCGCCCGGTAAAAAACACCTGACCATCATCGACCACGTACAAAACTGGACGCGCCACGGACTCCCTGACGACGACCGCGAATGGAGCCTGGAAGGCCGCAAAAAGGGCAAGCGCAAAAAAGACGAGGACGAACAGCCGGATTTGCAAATTCAGCAGTGTATGAATTGCTACCACGTATTTAAAGCGGGGCCGGATTGCTGCCCATCGTGTGGTGAGCCGTTGCCGCGCAAAGCACGCGCAGAAATTGAAGTGGTAGACGGCGAACTAGAAAAAATCGACGTAGCGCAAATTCGCCGGGAACGCAAAAAGGAACAGGGACAGGCGCGAACGTTGCGGGAATTGATAGAGTTGGGATTGCGGCGCGGCATGAATAAGCCCTCGCAATGGGCAGCTATCACGCTGGCAGCCAGGGCGGGACGCAAGCCCACGGCGAAGGATTTTGCCGAGGCTAAGCGTGTGATGCTGGACATTCAGCAGGGTGGTAATAGTGAAGAGGAGGCGTTTTGATGACCACGCAGGAAAACCGCCCACTAGGCACCCCCGTTGCAGGCAAATACATGCTACTGCGCCACGGCGGCACTAAAAAACCAGTGGCGTACTGCACCGTCCCCGTGCCGTATGCGTTCAAAACGATGGTAGAAGGTTTTTCCGAGCCAGAGCATTGCCAAGTAAAAGTGGCCGATTGCGACGGCACCCGCGAAGCACTAGCCGCGCTGTTTCGTGATGACGCCGGATGGCGTGCGCCGAATATCAAACAGGAGGCAAAATGACACCAGAGGCCAGAATACAACGCGAAATTATGCTGGCGCTGTCGCAAGCCGGGTGCATCGTCTGGCGGCAAAACACTGGGCAGGCGTGGCAGGGTAAGCAGCTTCACAAGGCCCGCGACCAGATAACGCTGGGCGAGTGCCGCCCGGTGCATTTTGGATTGTGCAAGGGTAGCAGCGACGTGCTAGGCATCGCCCCCGGCGGCGCGTTTCTAGCCGTAGAGGTAAAAACAAAAACAGGCCGCATAACACAAGAACAACAAAACTTCATCGTTGCCGTGAACCGTGCAGGCGGGATAGGATTCGTGGCGCGCAGTGCCGAAGATGCGCTAACACAACTAGGGGGGCGGTTGCATGACAATCAATGAATATGCGCGGGAGTACGTGTCGCGCTATAGTTTCCAGTTGGTGCCCATAGAGCCGTGTCGCAAATTCCCCACGGCGAACGACTGGGGCAATCAGGTGCTGAGCGACCCGGATGCCGCCGATGCGTTTTACCGTGAGCATCCCAACTGGAATATGGGCCTCGCGCTCGGGCCGTCTCGCGTGTGCAGCTTGGATATTGACTGTTCAGAGTCGTTCTGCACCGTGCTGGACGAGTTTGGCATACCGCGCAACGCATTGGATCACTACCCAACGATACAGGGCAGTGCTAAAGGGCGGCGTGTGATGTTTCGCGTGCCTGATGGTATGGTGCTACCGTATGCCAAGCTGAATTGGCCGAAACGCGACGCGGATACGCTGTTTACGGTATTTGAGCTGCGCGCTGCGTGTGACGGCAAGCAACGCCAGGACGTACTACCCCCGTCTATCCATCCTGAAACACAACAGCCTTACCAGTGGCTAGTTAAGCCGCCCGCTGCTGGGAAGGACTTCCCGCCACCACCGGACTGGCTGCTGGCGATATGGGATGCATGGGATAAATTCAAGCCGCAATTTAAAGACGCTTGCCCGTGGGCGGTGCGTGACGTGACGCCACCGCCTGCAAAACCCAGAGAGCAACGCGACCACCATGGTACCAGCGTTATCGACGAGTGCCTGAGTCGTGAGGATTTGCGCGCCACGTTGCAGCGTTTCGGCTACAAGCCCGTCGGTCGCCGCCGATTTCTGAGTCCGCACAGCGGCACCGGGCTACCGGGCGTTGTGATGTTTGACGGTGATCAATCATGTTGGATACACCACGCGAGCGACGCGCTATGCAGCGAGGAAACAGGCCGCCCTGTTAACGCTTTTGACCTGATTTGCCAATTCGAACACGGCGGCGATGCAAGCAAGGCTGTCAAGGCGCTGGCGGACGAGTACGGCATTAAACGTGAGCGCGTAAAATCGCCTCAGGCTGCTGCGCTGGAGGCACCGCCGCCCGATATGCCGCCGGATGACTTGCCGCCTGCTGGTGGCCCGGATGATGCCGATACGTATGCACCCGACGATTTGCCCACTGCAGATCCATCCGCTACCGAAGAACGAACCAGCATGCCGTTTCGTGCGCTGGGATTCGACGGCGCGATGTATTACTACTTGCCGCGTGGCACCGAACAGGTCTGCGAGATTCGCCGGGGCAGCCACACGTCGCCCGCTGAGATGCTGGCACTCGCGCCCGTCGAGTGGTGGGATATGGCTTACCCAAAGGATAAATCCGGCACTGACTGGCAGGCCGCTGCGTCGTCGTGTATGCGGGCGTGCGAGGCGCGTGGCGTGTACAGCCTGCGTAACGTGCGGGGGCGGGGCGCGTGGTACGACGGGGGTAACAGTGTGCTGCATCTTGGGGATCGGCTGATTGTCAACGGTGAGGCGAAACGCATAGCGGATCACGATACGCGGTTTATTTACACGCGCCAGGGGCCGATGGAATCCACGATTGACGCACCGCCCGCCGATAACGCAGCGGCTAACGAGGTATTCAAGCTATTCCAGCAGCTCAACTGGTCGACGCCATTCCACGGGTGGGCGATGGCCGGATGGACGGTGCTAGCGCCGATATGTGGCGCGCTCGGGTGGCGACCGCACGTGTGGCTGACGGCGCAGCGTGGTGCGGGCAAGAGCTGGGTGCAGGAAAACATAATTCAACCGCTGCTGGGGCAGTCAGCGCTCATGGTGCAGGGTGGCACCACCGAGGCCGGGATACGTCAGCACCTAAAACAGGATGCGCGCCCGGTGATTTTTGATGAGGCGGAGTCTGAGGATCACACCGCGCAGAAACGCATGAAATCGGTTATCGAGCTGGCCAGGCAATCATCGAGCGATGGCAGCGCGGAAATCGTCAAGGGTACCAGTGGCGGAGGCGGCATGGCGTTTCGTATGCGCTCGATGTTCCTTCTCGGATCGGTGAACGTGTCGTTATCCCAGGCTGCTGACGAATCACGGTTCACGGTCGTGTCGCTCAAGCAGCCTGACAAAACCGCCGCTGAAATCGCCCGGTTTAATGAGTTCGTGCTGCATGTGGGTAACACGCTAACGCCGGAGCGCTGCGCTGCGATTCGCGCCCGGTCGTATCACCTGATTCCGGTTATCCGAAAAAACGCCAAAACGCTCGCGCAAGCCGTTGCAGAGACGCTAGGCAGCCAACGCATAGGGGATCAAGTCGGAACACTCCTGGCGGGCGCTGTGAGCCTGTCTATGGATAGGGAGATCAGTATCGAGGAGGCGCGTGTCTGGACATCGAAGATAAACCTTGATGAGGCAAAAGAATCCGAAGAGGTTTCCGACGAGGGCATGTGCCTAAACGCCATCCTGCAAACACAGCTCACCTTCGATGCCGCCGGGCACCGCTACCAGCGCACGGTATCTGAGATCATCATGGCAGCGGGCGGTAGGAAGGCAATTAGCGGTGACGTCTACGCCGATGACTGCAACGCGGTGCTGTCACGGCATGGACTGTTTGTAGACGGCGGGCTGCTGGTCATATCGAACACGCACAACGAGCTGAAACGGATGCTCAGGGATACGCCATGGGCGGCT